TGCTCCCGCATCTGGTGAAGTACCAGACCACGTTACACCAAAAAGGTCGGCGGCTGGTGCGCCGGATGCAATACCAAACGATGTATTTTGACTACCAGAAACACTACCAAACATGACAGCATTTGTAAGGTTATGAAGCAAACTATATCCAGCCTCAACACCTGAAATGCCCACTGCTGTACTATTTGCTCCAGCATTATAGGTTCCTGTGTTTGTGACGTTGGACGTGTTACCTATAAAACGATTGTAATTTTCTGTCAACGTCCCAGCATTTTGTACTGCTGTTGTGCATTGATTAAAAATACAGTTGTACATATTTACAACTGCACCGGGATATACCCTCATACCAATCACAGCAGAATAAAAACTACAGTTATATACAGAAACTGAGATGTTTGTAAAATTAATACCTTCTGCATTTGACATGATAAATACAGAGTCTGTAACACTTGAAACATCGCCTGTTGCAGTACCACCAGCAACAAAACAGTATTTCAGTCCATAGAAAATACAGTTTGAAATAGCAACATTTGCCGTTTGACCTGCAACAGTTGTTCCAATTGCTATTTCTGCATTACTAGTTGACGTTGGTTTTGTGTTGTTATAAAAAACACAAGAAGTAAACTTTATAAACCGACCGGGGTAAAGACCAACGGTGATGAGAACATTGTCTGCCGCCATTTCAAAATATATGTTTTTGAAATGCAGATAATTTTTACTTGTTCCAATTAATAACTGCGTAATATTACGAGCCGCTGTACCTGAAGATACAAACTGGCTATGCTTGACAAATCCAGCATTTACACCCAGAAACTGTGAGGCTGTTGGGTCTCCGATAATCTGTGTTTCAGCGGAGTAAGTACCACCAATCGTAACGGTTTCATTGTAATGACCGGGAGCGATGTAGACCGTATCACCTGAGCCTATACCTGTAGCCCCTAGTGCCTTTTGTAAGGTTCTCCACGCAAGAGCAGTGGTAGACCCTAAACCTGTATTAGAATCGTTACCATCAGTCCTGACATAATAAATTGCCATACTACTCCGCCTGCCCTGTATAGATTTCTTGAGCCATCACAACAATAAACTGATTCACGATAGACAACCGAAAAGCATCGTCCTGCTGTACCCACCACGTGAACATATCAATGCCATCAGGCCCAAAGTCTGCAACCTTTACAAACTCATCATTCATAATGTCCGCTTTGATGTTGTAGTCTGCTGGGTTGGTTACGAGTGGTGTAACAACTACATTGTTCAGGTTCATTTGCCCACCTTCAGCGAGTTCGCATTCGTCCCCTTGAACGGCATCGTCAGGAAGCCCAGCGCAGCAGACATCGCAGCAGTGAAACCAGCCGCTACAGCCTTGCCCCCGTAGACCGCCATCACTGCGCCGAGCTCGGCTATGTCCTTGGCTTCGGATGTGCGGATGCCATCGCCGAATACTGTGGAGAAGCTCGCGACAAATGCGATCAGAACGACCACGACCAGGCGTGAGATTGATATGCTGTTCATCTTTGTATGATTGCCTCCAGAGCGGAAACCTTGTTCTCGAGTTTACCGAGTCGCTGTTCTATCCTGCGGACTTCTTGCTGTTGCCCGTCGAGTGTCGAGATGATGTGTGCCACCTGAGTCTCCAGGCGCGTCAGCCTAACCTGCAGTGCCACCCATGCGGCACCAATAGACATTGTCGTAATAAACGCCTGTATTCCGATTTGCACCCACATCTCAGGACTCATAGATACACCCCTCAAAACTCTAACCATATGATGGTGGCACGAAGCGGATTCCCGCATCACGCAGTGGGTTAACCGTTCGTCCTGGCGCGAAGCGCGATGGTCTGGCTGACAGCGTTCGTGTGACCGAAGTCACTGCCGATGCACTCGTAGTATGGCGACAGCGCCTGCGGATTACCGCTGGTGTATATTCGGTCATCTGCTCGCACTTCGATGTCTGGTGAACATGTGAGCGTCCATGTACCGGACTGCTCGATCATGCCGCCGACCACGCCTTCGGTATCGCCGGTGTTGCTGATGGTGGCGCGGATCTCAGCGACCTGGACCCAGTGCTGACTGATGCCGCCGATACCGTCTGGTTGATTGACTGTCCGCCAGATCGCGACACGGTCGGCATATGAATACGCCTGGATGGCGTTCTTGAGCGCATTGGAATATGCAGCTGGAATCATACGAACACCATCGGTGAATACCGCTTCGCCTGGTCGAGACAATGCTCACGCAGCACACTCATGGATGCGTCGACCTGACCATCCTTGACATCGATGAGATGCGTGATGCTGGATGCTTTGCGAATCCAGCCCTGTCGCGCAGCTGCGCGAATGTCGTATCGTTCGGTGTTGGCTGGACCGATATCTTCCCATAGAAGGTCGCCAGCGCCATCGTTTAGCGTGTAGCCGGTTGTCCTGGTCCACTGTGGGAACTGAGGTTCTGTAGCGCTCGAGGTCCCTGCGATGACGCACTGGTACAAACGACCATTCGCAACCGTCGGGATAATGATGTCGCCTACGACGAAGGCTGTGGATGCTGTCCAGGGAGTCCATCGAGCGTGGTCGTCGACGAGCTGCTGGAGCGCGGTGCTGTCAAGAAAAGGATACTGATCGGATGCGACCATCCACGCGAGACGGTCCAGTGCTTGAGTTCGAGTGAGTGGCATGGTTTACATCCTAAAAAGAAAAAGAGGAACGGGTATGCATCCCCGCTCCCCTTGACTACGAAGTCAGACAGCCTACGAAGCGGCAGCCTGGAGAACGATGATGGAACCAGGAACCTGGTCTGCAACGGTCGCGGTGACGTTTCCGACGTCGAAGCAGTTGAACGCATAGCGCTCGGTTGCCTTGAATGTCAGTGCGTCCTCGATGAACTTGACCTGATCAGAAACTTCCACCGTGACGCCACGACGATCGCCGAACGCGACACCCTTAGAGAGGTCTCCGAGGACTGCCATCGTCTTGCTGACGCCGGTTGCACTTGGCATGTTCTGAACGAAGCTGATCGGAATACCGAACAATGTTGGTTCAGGACCATAAGCATTCTGGATGTCCATGATCGAGTTCCCAGAGAGTGCAATCAGTTTATCTGCGACGCCTTGATAGAACACGTTTTTGTGCATGTACCATCTTGGGTTTGTCGCGTATGGCTGAAGCTTGCCAACCATCGTCTGCCAGTTCGCGAGGGTGAAGCTCGAGAGGTTGGTCTGTGATCCGGAAGGACCGACGACCATCGACGCGATGTTTGCGAAGGTTGCAGACAACGCCTTGATGCGTGGCATGATTCCGGTGATGGAACCGTAGGTGCTCGAGCCGTCGCCCTGGAATGCGGCTGCATCCTCAGCGAGTGCTAAACCGTATGCGAAATCCTGTGCAAGTGCTGCACCAAAGTCGATGACGGTGTCCTCGTTCAGTTCCTTGGACACGATGGTCAGGATTGCAAGTTTCTTCGCAAGCAGCTGTACTTGGCTGAACGTGATGTCAGATGCAGTGATTGCAGTTGCTTCACCAGGATAATAAGTCGTGGTGCTGGTCGATGCATTCGGGACGTTCAGAGTGTCAGAAGTCATCGGATAGATGCGGCTGAAACGACGTGCTACACCGTACTCGTTGCGGAGCCAGATCAGGCTTGACGAAACGATCTCAGGAACGGTGAAGCCACCTTCACTGTTCGTTCCTTCGGTCTGCGACTTGATGCCGTTTTCAGCACACCACTTGGCTGCTTTGGCATTTCCTAGCACGTTTCCACGGACCCACTGGCCGAAGGCGTATGCTTTGAAGTTTGCTTCGTCGCGAGTGCCTGGAAATGGGTTGCGGGTTACACCACCGGATTTCCATGGCTCAGCCTTTGGCGCTTCGGATGCGACAGGCGTCGGAACGGAGCCGAACTCCTTGAGCATGTCGATGCGCTCAGAGAGAGACTTTGCAGCTGTGTGCAGGCGATTGGCTTCGGCCATGTCGCCGCCGTTGATGAGTACTTCTTTGGCAGCAGCGATAGTAGACTGTCGCTGTCCCTCGAGTTGTTCGATTGTCATTTGGATAACT